AGAGCTACCATCAGTAAGCCTTTCTGAAGTTACAACTTGATCCCAGGCTCCTTCATAATAGGCAGAGAAAGGATAAGCTGAACCATTTAAGGCATAGTCTATGACTGAGGAATAGGGTGCTCTTGCTGCGCCAATACCTTGCTGTGGTCCGTCGAGAGATGTCCTAAATCTAATAAAGTAAACATATAAATAATCCTCGCCCGTATCAGGATCTGCTCGTCTAATTAGAGATCCATTACCGACTCCGACAACCTGATTATCTCCAATTTGGGCCGAAGGAGAGGTTACATCATTTGGATTTATTCTTGCGCCTGACGGGCCGGTTACAAGACTACCACAATCAGAGAAAGTAACCCCCTTATCATTAGAGGCTATTAACCTTAAAGAGCGCATGTGATACCAACCGCCCCTAAGCCAGTATTGCTCGTCCTTGCCGCAGGCGTCAGTAGGGTTTGAAGAAGGAGGGCCAGCTTTGCCCCACTTACCATCCTCGACGTATAACGTACCTATCAGTAAGTCTTCCTCCTCATCATACATTAAACCATTCGGGTGGTATAAAGTTATGCCCGAGTGGTTTTCATTTATATATGAGTTTAGACCTGCATAGCTAGCTACCGCAGAAGCCGGAACATTTTCTAAGAAGTTTCCTAAGTCATCCTCTACCCTAAACTGATACCCAGAGCCGTTAAGCAAGTCGCTTGCCGGATCAGCCATCTTACTTCTAGTAAAACTGAGCTTCTTGTCTTGGAGTTCCGTGAAGTACATAGAACTGAAGTTTGAGGAAGAAGCTCCAATGTTATACTGGTCATACGGCGAGCACCAAGTCCTAGCACTTGCATCTATAGCAGATGTCATATCATTTAAAGGAGATATTTTGGTGCTAAAAGGATCTTGCAAAGTTCCTTCGGTTACAAGGATCTTAGGGCCTTGGTTGCCTATGAACCTATAGTTACCGTCCTCTAAAGGGAATGCGTGAAGAGAATTATCCATCAAGTGAGGGATTAATTCTTGGTACATCTCCTCAGCTTCCATTATCGTCTCTTCTGGCCTAGTCTGAACCATGTATTGAGGATTTTGACCCACCAAGTAATTAACAGTGCCTAATCTTTGAATCCTATACGTTTCGTAGATGGTATCTGAAGTTATAGTTTGCTTAGTCCAACTCCCGTCCGACTTGTCATAAACCCAAATGGAAGGTCCTTTAGAACTAGTAACTGAGACTACGATATGACCATCAATAGTCTGCATGTCGGTGATCATGAAGTTAGTGGCATCACCAAACCCACCATCATTAATTTGAGTCCAAGAACCTCCCGAAATTACAGGAGATCTCCAAAGTTCCGTCCCGCTATAGGAGTTGTATGTCCCAGCATATAAGTAGCCGTCATCGTAGTGCAGCTTACTCACCATACGATGACCGCCATTTGCAAACACAACAGGTGGAGAGAAATCAACTAAAGTGTTTGCAACAGGATCATACTTTACGATGGAAGATAAATTTAGGATGGAATTATCAACGTAAGCCATAAGAGCCTGTACCGAACTGGTAGGTATGATAGACCCGTAAACCGCTGACCCATCGGTCTCTAAATCCACCCAGTTCTCAAGTTTAGAAAGGTTATCTGCAATGCGATACTCAGGAGGCATTGACGCAGAGAAGTTATCATTAAATGTTAATACCGGAGTAAAACCACTCGAAGATATTTTGAAAAGGTCATACTTACTTCCACCCGCATAAATATCGTCTCCAACCTTTACCATGGATCGGATAAAGTTTGTAGCGTAGTTAACTGCACTTCCGGCCCCTAAACCAATCTCTGACCACTTTATAGAGTTATTAACCCAGACCTGACCAGAATAGTTAACTGAATTGGTAAAGCCATCACCAACACCAGCGTATAGGACACCATCATCTACAATCAGATCACCTATAGATTTAAATCCCTTACCCTCCAAGGTATCAGTTATCTTGGTGTAACTCTCATTAGAGTATTCCCAAATATCAGCGGACCCTTCAGAGGATCTATCCGTACCAATGTATAACTTATCGTCATCACTTGTAACACACCTAAACCTGACGGTAGGGTCATCCGTGACATCGTTAACACCTATAACTTTAAAATCAAGATTAACCATCTGCTATATTACTTACCATCCTCGGACAGGATAGGTGCTACTAACAGCTACTCCATTATACACATTGTTGGAAAACAAGTTCTCACACTGAGCCCAGACACCGGATACATTTATGTGATCGGTTACTGGAACATACTCGCAGCTAGAGAGGTTCAAACCTAGCGGTATGAACTCTTGGTTTTCAGTAGGGTAGTTCTGCTTCGGAACTGGCATGTTAAATCCAGTCCTGTCGTAGTACCCCTCAAAAGGCATAACTTTAGCATAGTTCCTGCGACGAGATGTATTTCTAGGCACCGAACCAATTGAGCTTACGTTTACTAATTCAGGGGAAACCAAGGACTCTGTCGCGCCTCTCCCTATCACATTGCCGTTAGTATTAATACCCCGCTTATAGGTATTTAAGAAAATGCCGGATGCAAAAGTATTATTACCAGCGCCGACATCAATTTCTTCTCTAGGGAAGTAAACAACCGGAAGCAAATCAGGATCAAAAGATAACGTGTCTGCGTCGCCTGAAACCTCTAAAGATATGACCGGGATGGCGTGGGCAGGCGATACCTTAGACACTGCCTGCGATATGAAGTTCACTGCATCGCCGCTCTCGATACCGTTTAGATTAGTCTTGTTGAAATCAAACTCCGAAGCCTCTAAAACCAACTTGAAGTGAGATGATTTACCCGACCACAACGACGCATAGTCAAACCTATTATCACTCAAATTCCTTATGAGGATATCAAGATTTGGAGGCTCACTATAGCCAGAGGTAAATATTAACCACGAACCTAATTTAGGCTCATCATCCTTGGATAAAGCGTTGAGGGTAATGTAAGAACTTACATCAAGGGCGAACTCCTTTCTCACACCAAAACAAGCCAACCTGTCGGAGATGAACTCAACCATTTCTGGGTTTAGCTCAGTGTTAACATAGTAAGGGTACTCCTCGAAAGGAGGAATTAGGTAATCCCTTCCTCGATAATTAAAAACACCTTGAAACTCCTCTAACCAAGAGTTAATAGGGAAGTTATTAGGGAATTGCCTTATAGTTTCCAATAAAATCCTATCAACAGCCAGCCGAATGTTATCATCCATACTCGAAGCCGAGTACATGCCTACATTCATTTGGTTTGCTAAATCCGGCGTCCACGTTTCAAAGCTTTTAAAGTTATCTGACTCGGTAGCTAGAGAGTAATAAATTAAGTAGGGAACGTAAGACTCCCATAACTCGGTAACCCTACCCTGCACAGGGAAAATATCCTTAGGGAAAACAGTGTTGATTGTGCTTTGAATGGATTTCTTAGTTCCCACTGATTTATAAATAGAGACCGCATTTCGCAGTTGAAGTCGCCACCTCTCAGGGTCATTTCCAAAAAGGTCCCAACCAATTAGCTGGGCTATTAGTGGAAGGAAGTCGTCGGGGCAATCATCAATATCATATAATGTGGATATCTCCTCAGTGTCACTATTTATATCAAATGCTAAGAAGGATAAGGCTCTGATTAATCTAGCAAAAGGGCCGTCCTCTATCTTCCTAGCTGACTTTAAATTACTTTCAATAAAAATATCAAACTTATCCCTAACTCTAAAGTCAGATGAATCTGCAAAAAGGGGAGAATAAATAATATCATTCCAAGTTTGTAACTTCTCTAGCTGTTGAGTTCCACTTAAGTCTGACCTAGTGCCGGATAGAAAGAGAGAGGGGTAATAGGTACTTGATGCGTTTTTCCATAAGTGCTCGCTAAGACCTTTGATACCGTCATTTAGTTTTACAGGCTTACCAACATACAAACTATTTACCAAAAGATCTTTAACATACGAAGATGGGTCATAGGAAGGCCCAGAGGTATTCAAGAAATACATCCAAGATAAATTACTTATTAAGTAATTGTGAATCGTTGAAGCATCTCCAACTGAGGCAAAAGTGGTTGTGTTTGGACTATTAAGGTTGATCGCTGGCAATAAGGTGTCAGTTACATATTGAGAAAAAAGGTCCTGGCTTGCAAAGTCTGTAAACTTATAATTAAAGTATGAAAGTACTTTGTCCTCGAAACTCTGAGTAGTAATGTTTGTTAAGTTGTTTTGCTTAACAAAATAAGGACCTATCCCGATAGTCGTATTAATCGCGCTGGTAAAGGTTCCCGGCACTGCGCTAACATTTAAAATACTAGACAGGTTATCAGCAACATCAATATGGCTATTAATTATTTTATCTACCGGATCATCAGCTTTAGGCGTGCCTGAAACATCATCCTCATAAAGATAACCTGGAAGGATATACTTCAAGGCCTCGAAGTAATCCCTTTTGAAAAAGTTTTGATTTCTTAAGTAAGTCTTTCCCGACATTAGACGTAATCTACTCGTATTGCTAAATTATTTAACTGTATAATTTCGTTAAAGCCTAAACTAATTGAATTTTCAACATTATTGATCTCAGCAAATCTGATATTAGGCGCATCTGAAAGTAGTATTCTGATAACATCTTGAGGAACAAAAGGTTCTCCAAAGTCTGTATTATCAATGCTCATATAAGTTAAAATTGAGTTCCTAGCTACTTGAACTAACTGGGACTCATTTCTTCTAAACTTCTCGTCGAGAGTTATCGTGACGATTAAATCTAAGGTCCTAATCAGCCCGTCAACCACGATCACCTCATCAGTTAGCATCTTCTTAGACTCAACAGCCTCTAATAACTGACGCTTATACTCCTGGGTTGCCCTCCTAAGCTGAGAATCCGAGGCTCTCTCTAGAACAAATAAATCAATTATATTCGCAGATGAGAAAGCTCTTCTTGCGGTTGCAGTGGCCTTACCAGTAGAGCCGTAATTAGAGGCAAACGTGTTTGCAAAAGCCTTAAAATCTTGAAGAGTGACTAGCCGGTCCTGAGTTCTAAAGTATAGAGGTGCATACCTTTTTGCTTGAGCCACCGACTCGGCGTCTCGACCTCCTGTTGCCATGCTGGTGTTCTCGATTGTAAGCTGAACGTCTTCACTTGCGAACGATCCACCTGTTGTACCCCTGACCTTCCCAGACAGGACAGCGTTTATTATGCCAGCATCAAGATTTCCTCTTGAACCCCCACCAACACGATAAGTAACAACATACTCATCGCCTAGTGAAGGAGACCTTCCGATAGTGTCATCTCCAAAAAGTATAGATGCTTTAAACTGCTCATCAGTAGTTACCTGAAAGACCTTGTCACCCTGGCCAGAGGCGAAGTATATATTATCTTCCTCCAGATATACGCCTTCGGTGGTGCTATTCCCTGTTAGATATACCTGGGCGCTTTTCTCTACAAAAGGAAATTCGGATAAGTTTATGGTTTTGATCGACTGAGGAGATGCAAAAACTCCTCGCTCGACAACAAAAGCTCCTTCCAAGAGAACTGCATCAGAAACTGTGAGTGACCCAGTTCCGGTTACTGTAAATTCCAAGTCATTCCTAGGCTCACTAAGGTCTACAGTTCCATTAGAGTTAACCTTGTATAGGGTATATGTTAAAGTGCCACCATCCTCAGGTGAGGCCACCGTGACCACCCTGTTGGTAGATGGCACTACTAATGAGGAGGCTGTGGCTACGGATGTCGTGCAAGTAATAGATGCGTTAGCAGCGGCGGATATTGGGCCTTTCATCCTGACACCTATGATTTCTAAAAGTCTTTTTATGCTGTCTCGACTTCGAGCAGTCCCGATGTAATTTTCATTAGCCAAGTAGTCAGACTTATTAGACTGTATGTGTCCTACCGCCGCCATCAACTCTAGAAGCAGCACACCAAAATCTGAACTTTCAAAATTGTTGTAGTCTAAAGGGAAGGTTGCTTTTACATACTTAATTAGATTTGCTCTAAGACTTTCAAAGTCTGAAGAAGCAAAGTTAATCAACTTCTCTTTATTCTGCAACTCAGATGGTAATAACTTTAAAAAGTCCGAGTCAACTGTCCCTGAAAAGACCACCATTATATCCTAACCCCAATATTAAAAGCTGTGGAGATGGCATCTCTAACAGCGCAAAATAGATTGACCTTTAATTGGCCACTTCTAGTTTCAAAAACTTGCAGTTTACCCAAGGTTACTGTGCTAAGGTATCTACCTATCGCAACAGTGACCTCCTCCTTTATTACTTGAAAAGTAGCCTCATCCAACGGCTCCATCAGAAATCTACGCAAATTACACCCATAATCAGGTCGCATAAATCTCTCTCCGCGCTCCGTCCTAATTAAAGAGCTAAGATTATTCTTAACTAGCTGTAGGTTAGAATTCTTACTAAAGTATCCTTTTTTCGGATTAAGAGGTATGGGATAATTTAAACCTTGCAGCTTTGGGCTCTCCAAAGTAACAGGCTTTCTTATGGAATTGGGAGCCACAGTCCCATAGGTTGTTACGTTATTTGAAATAGGCATTTTAGGTTGTCTTAAATACTATGTTTGATCCTGCGCCAGAGACAGAGTCTGGGTCGGTAACGGAGAGAGTGGCACTAACAGGGTTGTACCATAACGTAAAGTCGTCTACGTTAGTGTCTGTTAGGAATGTGTCAGGACCTATCTTAAAGTTAGTAAATGTTATATTCATTGGCCTATTAGCTACTTGAAGTGAGCTTACTGCCGTCTGAGCGGGTGTTGGACCCGCAGAAAGACCATAAATAGCACTTGAGGTTGCGATTGAATCAGGAGGGTTCAACGCTGAAGGGTTCAGATTAATGTTAGTGATATTAATCCCTGACACA